AAAACAATTATGTTCCAAACAACTGGAAAACTAATGTTGTTTTTGTTATTAAAGATAAAAAAACTTTAATAGCTTCAATAGTTAATATGAACGGTGTTTTTGAAATAGAATACGTAAAAAAAGAATGAAATGTTTAAAATGAAAAATCAAGGTTCTGGACTTTTCAGAATAGATACTCCGCTCATGCAGCAGAATACTAATGTTAGTACTAATGAAAGGTATGAAGAGACACCTGATGGAGGTTATAGAAAAATAACAACCACTACAACACCAGAAAGAATAATCAAAGGTACGCCGGCTTCTGAACCAGTTGTAAAAAGAACTCCAGGTAGAAAAAGTACATTTGATCCAAAAGGCGTTAAATACGAAGATGATTGTAGGGGTATAAAATCTGGACCAGGTAGAACAGGAACATTTAATTGTGATCCCCCTGATCCAAATCCAATAATCGTACCCCCATCAGAAGAAGTAATTACTAGCCAAGGAACTCCAGATCAAATAATACCTGGAACAACAAGTACTAGTACTGAAGTATTTAGAAGACCAGAAGTGGCGGCGCCACCTACTTTAGGAAGCATAACAACTGGTCAAGGTAGTGGAAGATCTGGAATTGGAAATATAAAACCAGTGGATCTAAATAGATTTATACCAAAACCTAATATTTCCTTGCGAGGAATTAGAAATCTTATAGTTGGATGTAAAGGCGCTGGATGCCCTGATTATTAAAAAAAATAAATATGAAACTAAAACATAAAATAGGAAGACCAGGGTATAATTCTAGTCCAAACCTTCAGAAAGCCGAATACCGTACTAATATACGTCCAAGCACAAATAGATTTACAAACTACGGTAGTAATTTAGCAGATTTTCAATACGATGTAGACAGCTATGAAGCTGATAGAAATGAGCAGCTTTCTAACATGACAGAAGAACAATTAGCAAATGTAAAATATAACGACACTATATTTACTGAGCCAACACAGTGGAATCCTAATAAAGTTATACAAGGTGGAAGTTATTATTATCCAGGAACTAAAAAAGTTAGAGCGGTAGATAAACCTACATATGTCCAAGGAACTATAAGTAGAGATGCAAACTATGAAGTGGTAAACCCAGTAGATCCTAGTTTAAATAGAGCATCTGGAGAAAGCACAGCTGTTGTTAATATTCCAGAAATTTTAAATTTTGAAAAAGGCAAACAAAAAACTCTTGTTAGGCCAGTACAAAAAGCATATACGCAGCTTGAAGTTGCTCAAGATAATTTAGGAAAAAGATTATCTATACCTAGATATAATCAGCAAATGAAAGATTATGAAGCTGAACTAGCGGAACAACAAAAATTTGATGAAAAAAAAGCGGCTCTTGGTATTGTAAATAATTAATATGCCTAAAAAAAAATTCAAAGAAACTAAAGTCGGTCAGTTTCTGCTTGGTAAATCTGGAGTATTAGATTCACTAGCGGATGTACTACCAGACAAGGGCTTATTAGGTGTTGTAAAGAACTTAATCGATAGAGATGAAACTTTGCCACCTCCTGATAAAGAAATGGCTTTAAAACTATTAGAACAAGATATAGTTGAAGCACAAGAAGTATCAAAGCGCTGGGAGAGTGACATGACGTCAGACTCGTGGCTTAGTAAAAATACTAGACCTATGAGTTTAATATTTTTAACTATAATGACTATAGCTTTTATATGGGTAGATAGTCATGGTTATATAGATTTTACCGTAGAACAAGAGTGGATAAATCTATTAAAAACATTAACAACAACTGTGTATGTGGCATATTTTGGTTCACGAGGCGCAGAAAAGTTTAAATCAATAAGCAATAAATAATTATGGGACAATACGCAAATCAACCTGATTTTGCAACAAAAGCAACAGGACCAATAACACCTTCAACATTTCCACTAACACAAGCAGATTTTTTAGACTCAGCTGCATTATACGTTGGAGGCGCTGTAGCTGGAGACTTAAAAGTAATAATGGCAGGAACAGTAGGCGCAACTACAGCGGTTGATCTAGTTTCTTCTCTGTATTCTGGATCTAATGGTGACAACTATTTTACACAAGCTGGTCTTTCTACTCAAGGTGGTAGTGCTGGTGCTGGAGGAATGACAGTGGATATAGTTGCTGATGCTAGTGGTGTTATAACATCTATTACAATAAACAGTTCAGGTTTAGGTTATCAAAATGGAGACTTAATATCACCTGTACAAGGAGGTAATATCTCTGCTGTGTTTAAAGTTGTAACAGAAAATGCATTACCAACAGCCGCAGACGCTGTAGTGTTTAAAAATATTCAAACTGGATCTTTTGTACCTGTTATAGTAGATTACGTTGTAACAGGAACTACATCCACAGATATTGTAGCAGTATACTAAGATGGGGTGGATAGGTATAGCAGGTGGAAACGCGGTTAATATAAAAAGAGAAAAGAAAAAACCTTTTACTCCAGAACAGTATAATGCTGTATTATCATTTTTTCAAGAAAACGCGGGAAATTTTTACACAGTAAATGAAGTAGGTGAAGCAACTGGAAATGATGAAAAAACAACACAGGCTATAATAGATGCTCAAGTAGCAGATCCTAAAACAGGAGTTCGACAAGATCCTAAATCAGGCAAATATGGAATACCTAAAAAAGGAAAGAAGTAGGTAACTATATAATTATAAAACAATTAAATTAAATTAAATCAAATGGGAAAAATTAAAAAAGAAGAACTAGAGGCTGTAACTTCTATTAAGAAAAAGCTAGACAATGTAGTTTCTGAAATAGGTATTTTAGAAACTCAAAAGCATGCACTGCTTCACAAAGTGGCAGAAGTAAATGAAAGCTTGGCTAAAGAAAAAAAATCTTTAGAGGAAGCTTATGGAAAAATCTCTATTGATCTTGAAACCGGTGAATATACTGAAATAACCGAAGAGGCGTAATGGATTCAGTTATAAGAAAAATCAGTATAGGTTCTGATTACAAAAATGACGCTATGCACTACTCTGTAGGTCAGCAGGTTTATGGAGGTCACGAAATAGCTTACATCTTGTTTAATGAAACTGATGGATCTTATAATATTCATATAAAAAAAAACAGCGAAGTATTACCGTGGAAGAAATTTAATTCTAACATGGCTATATCTGTTGAGTACGATTTAGAATATTAATGAAAAGCTTATATGATTTTATCGTTAAGCCGCTTGGTGATAAATATAAAAATACAGTTAAAATAGCGGGTAAAAATGTAGTTATCAATACTAAAATTGAAAACTGGAAGTTTGTAAACCGCTTGGCTGAAGTCATTGAAACACCATTAGCTTTTAAATCCGGTATTAAAAAAGGTGATATAGTAGTTATACACCAAAATGTATTTAGAACCTTTTACGACATGAAAGGTAATAAAAAGAAAAGCAGATCTTATTTTGAAAATAATTTGTATTTCTGTAGCCTTGACCAGGTTTATTTATATAAAAATAAAAACGGTTGGAACACTGTTGGTGACAGATGTTTTATAACACCTATAAAAAGTAATGATTCTCTAACGCTTGATAAAGAGCGTAAGCTTGTTGGTATATTAAAATATGGCAATAAGTCCTTAGAAGCGCTAGAAATAAACCCAGGAGATCTTGTAGGGTTTACTCCTAATAGTGAGTGGGAGTTTTTAGTCGAAGACAAACGACTTTATTGTATGAAATCTAATGATATTGTAATTAAGTATGAATACCAAGGAAACGAAGAAGAATATAATCCAAGCTGGGCAGCGAGCAGTTGAGGAGTTAATCAAAGTAGCTAAAGAAGCTATTGTTGATTCAGACGATGATATATCAGCTGATAGACTTAAAAATGCAGCAGCCACTAAAAAGCTAGCTATATTCGATGCCTTTGAAATACTTAATCGCATTGAAGAAGAAGAAAACTTATTAAACGAAAAACCTAAAGAAGTCAAAGAAGAAAGAACTTTTAAAGGTTTTGCCGAAGGAAGATCTAAGAAATAATGTACGAACAAACGTTATACAAAATATTAAAAGATCATATAAAACCCAAGGTTTTAAAGCGTATGAACCGTTATAAAAAATGGGAGTACGGTTATAACAAAGAACACGATATTGTTATAATAAGTAAAGACGGTACAATAGGTGATATATACGAAATACAAAACTTAAAAATAGCTTTACCTAAAGCTAAAAATCTACATAAGTTTGAAACCAATAAATGGGAATATACTGAATACCCTAAAATATTAAAAAAAATAAAGTCAGTATTTGATTGGGAACAATATCCACTAGACTTTAAAGAAAAATGGTATGATTACATCGATAATGAGTTCGTCCGCAGGGAAGAAGGCTTTTGGTTCTATAATAAGGATGTGGCTACTTACCTTACTGGTACTCACTATATGTACCTGCAGTGGTCCAAAATTGATGTTGGGCAACCAGATTTTAGGGAATCAAACAGATTATTCTACATATTCTGGGAAGCTTGTAAAGCCGATCATAGGTCATATGGGATGTGCTACCTTAAGAATAGACGATCTGGATTCTCATTTATGGCGTCCGGGGAGTGCGTTAATATGGCAACCATATCAAGCGACTCTAGGTTTGGAATATTATCTAAATCTGGACCTGATGCGAAGAAGATGTTTACAGACAAGGTGGTACCGATATCGGTTAATTACCCCTTCTTTTTTAAACCGATACAGGACGGTATGGACAGGCCAAAAACAGAGCTTGCGTACAGAGTACCCGCAACAAAATACACGCGTAAAAAACTTGAGAACAACGAGACGTTACGTGAACTCGACGGGCTC